GTAGTAGTCACAAGCCTGTCGGTGATGTCAAAAAATCTCTCGCCACCAAGGGTGTAGCTAGTGTTGTCTAGCACACCTCTTGTAGAGCTGTCTAAGACAAAAGAAAAAGGGTCACCCTGACCAAGGTTTAGACCTAGCTCAAGTTTGACTGCTGGAGCTGCCACTAGGCACCCTGCCAAACAGCACCAGAGGTACGCTCGTAGGCCTTGATAGCGTCAACAATAGCTTTACCGATAGTCGAGCCTGAGCCAACTCCACCATCCACATTTATGTTGTAAACATTTTGCTGAGTGCCTGTGCCAAACAAAGAATTGGTGCCTGTTGTTGCTATCTGTCCTGCAAGGTTGCCAAACTCTGAGTAGCCAGCGTTGATGGCAGATAGCCCACCAGGTCCACCCATGACAAGTGCCTCGGCTAGTCGAGCACCTGCTAGAGGTCCAGCAGAGATTACCTGTTGTAGCAATGTTGAGTTGAGTCCCATGCCAGCCAAACTCTGCACATTAGCCGAGAACGACCTGAGCTTTACAAGTAGCTTGTCCATGTTGCGAGTGATTGAATCTGTAGATCCACCAAGCTGGGTTATGTCAAAGGCTCCAAGTATTGAGTTTTTGATGGAGCTAAAGGTGTTTTTTACTGCATCTGCAAAAGAGGCATAGGCTCGCTCTTTAGCTGCTAGAGCATCCTCAACAGAAGTATCTTTGACTGGTTCCTCAACAGCGGTGACTGCCTCAACTGCTGCATCTGCAACAACCTTGAGGTTCTTTTCCATTTTCTTTAGGTTTTTAGTCAGGTTGCCGTTGTTTTTAGTAATGGCTTTAAGTGCCTTGTTTGCAGCAGCAACTGGTTTGGCCCCAGAGGTAAGTCGAGCAGCAAGCCCCTCACTCACACCAGCAGCAACTAGCTTGGCTTGCTTTTTGACAACAGTAGCTTCACGCTTTAGCGTTTCACCCAAGCTCATCTTTTTAGGCGTACTTGCCCCACCAGTTGTTGAGTCAGGTGTCAGTGCGTCAATCTCAGCCTGGTTAGATTTGGCATCAAAGGCAGAGCCACCAAAAGAACTTGCTACCTGACCAGCAGTCTGCCTGATAAGCGTGTAGGTAGTTTTTATTTCTTTTGGAATCTTGTCTAGCTGTGTTCTAAGGACAGCAGCCTTACCACCTGCATAATCTAACTTGCCAGCAAAGTTTGCAACACCAGAGGCTGACTTGCCAGCCCACTCATTTGTGTTGGTAAAGGCTGCAACCAAAAGTGCTAGACCAGAGATAATGGCGACAATCGGAATGAGCCTTAGAGCTGTTGAGAAAATAGTTGTAGCTGTAGTGGCTAAGGTTGTCTGGGCAGTCACTTGTGCCATCCACCACTTGTTTAGCTGCAGGGCAACAGTTGTAATACCTATGGCAACCTGCATAAGTTTGTAGGCAGTATTTATAGCAAAGATGGCAGTTGTGACTTGAGCAATAGCTGTAGCGTTCTCAATAAAGAATCTTGCTGTATTCATCAAGTCTGTTGTCAGGGCTTTCCAGTCAACAGCCTTTACAGCAGCAACTAGCTGAGTGCCTAGATCTCTAGCCAAATCCCTAACAACTGGTAGTAGCTCTGCCATGACAGGCAACAACTGGTTGCCAATTTCAATCTGTGTATTAGTGACCTCAGCCTTTAGGATTCTCATTTGGTTGGCAAGACCACCAGAGGTGTTGGCAAAATCACCCTGTGTCTTGCTGGTTGCTTGCATAAGCAAGCCATAACGAGCTTGAACCTTTTCTGTTTGAGTTAGCTCTTTACCGACCTCACCAATTCCATTCGCCATCGCATAGGCTTTGACCTCAGAGTCGAGCAGGTTGATACCAAAACGCTTTAGAGGTTCTGCTTCACCTGCAAGACCAGACTGGAATACTTGTAAGGCCTCAGACACATCTATGTTGAATACAGAGGCAAAGTCGCTGGCACGAGTCGAGATTTCAGCAATAAACTTTGATGCATCGCCACCAGAGCCAACGATGCGTTCGGCAAAGGCAGAGAACCTTACTGCTGCGTTATTGAAGTCAACCTGCGATACACCAAGTGTTGTTGCAGCAGTCTTTCCGAAGTCAATGATTCCTTGAGCTGACTTGCCAAAGGCAACATTGACAGCGTTTACAGACTCGGCATAGCTAGATGCTGTCTGGACAGTCTTGGCTAGACCAGCACCAATAGCACCGATGGCAATACCAGCAGTAGCAAAGTTTCTGCCTAGTGATCCGACTGAGCTTTGTAGCTTCGCAAAACTAGCGTTAGCTTGCTTTAGGCCTTTAGGGTCAAAGCTAGTGAGGATGGGGATTCTAATTGCCATTAGTTGGCCTTAAGTTTGTAGTTGATTTTTTCTGAGTATTTTTCAATGGTTTTCAACATATCGAGAGCTATGTTGTCAACCTTGCCAGCTAGGGCTGGGTAGATGTAGCGAGATGGGATGCCACCAAGGTTGTCGGTCATGCCTTTACCTTGTCCGGTGATTCGATACTGGAAAGCCTGAGTTTGTCCACGCCTAACGACTGACCTTGATTTGGTTGGCTTTTGTCTGCCTGACCCACCAACTCGACCTCTGCCCTTGTATTCGTAAAGTAAAGCAGGGCCATGCATCATGGTCTTTCGGCCAGCCATGTCAGCTATCTCAAGACCCACTGCATCACCCGGTGATTCGACCTGCAATCTGACAAGTGGGATTGTGTCACTGTAAATAGACTTTCCGAGTAGCAGTTGGGCACTTACCTTGGCACCAGCAAAGCGTGTGCGACCATAGTGATTCATGCCTGATAGCGGTGAGGATGATGGCAGGTTTGACCTAATGGCTGAAACTGCTGGCTCTGCGATCTGTCTAATGTCTTTGCGTAGTTCCCTTATTGAGCCTGGTTGCACAGCATCAAGTAGTTGCAGCATCTCTTTGACACCTTGCACTTTGATGGTGGTAATTGGGCTGGCCAATGAGGACTCCTAGATAGATTGCTTGTCTAATTCTACCCAAAAGAAAAACCCCCTTTTGGGGGGCTTATCTTTTTTGGCCTTGTTGATTCTTGAAAATCAAATACCGGCTAAGTGTCCAGAGCATTCGTTCATCGAGTTCTAACAACTCTCTAGGACTGATGCCAGTTTCGACTGCCAGAGATGCTATAAACCAATGAGCTGATTGGTCCCCTAGACCCTTTATGCTTTTGGGTCGTCAGAGGCCGATACGGAGAGAACTCCGTCAATCCACTCATCAAATGTTTTAGCAGTTGCCTTGGTGCGTGTTTCACTTGCCCAAGCTAGGAAAAGCAGGTGAGTGATTTTGAGGTCTTTGTCTAGGTTGGCAATGGAGATGTTGAAGTTGGACTCAAACTTTACCATGTCAGATGCTAGGCAGGTGACCTCTTTGGATTCACCAGGCTTGTCGCTGAACTCTACTTGTAGGTTTATTTTCATGCTCGTAGCTTACTATGCTGATGGAGCTGTGCCACGCACAATCTCACCTGTGGTCGGCCAGGACACTGACACCTGGGCGATATCGCCTAGTGAGGAGCTGTAGGGTTGATACTGGGTCACAAGACAGTCGAATCTATATTCAGGATTTGTGGCAGATACTGTGCCTGATGTTGGGGCAATTTTTACTGCAACTGTTGAACCCATAAGTGGGAATAGTAGGGCATCAACTGAGCCAGCAGCAAAGTCCTGCATGAAGTCAAGTGATACTGATCCACTCTTTAGGCCACCAATGCGTGTGCGGTAGGTGCTTCCAAAAGCGGTGGTTTCAATCTCATCGGCTGTGATGTCAAGGGTGACTGAGTTGATTGAGGTGCTGAGGTTGGTTGTTCCAACTGTGATTTTGTAGTCTTGTGCAAAAAACTTTGCCATGTTGTTTCTCCTAGTTTGCTATGACTGTGACTGTGAAGTCAGCAGCCAGGTATGTGGTGTCGCTGATGTTCAATGAACCAACTGAGTCCATTGAAACAACTCGGCAGTCGTAGGCATTACCACCAAGCGTACTATCTGATTCTACTGCACTTTTGACACTACTTGCCCCTGTGCTGATGTAGGCATCTAGCCGTCTTTGTGCCTCACGCTCGGCAGCTCTGCCAACAATGACAGTGATTGCAAAGTTGTAAGTAGTCATGCCTTTGTTGAAGGCACCATCGTAGGAAACAGATCTCAGACCGACAATGGCAATAGGTGGGTTTGGTAGGTCAGGAACCTCGGCTGCTGTGCGTAGGCCTGAGATAGTTGCAAGGTTAGTAGCAAGGGCTTGCCTGATTAGGCTAATGCTCATTAGCCGAAGTTCCTCATAATCCTGTAAGGCATAAGTAGTTGCTCGACATCTGGGTCAAGGTAGCGACCAACTCGGATGGCACCCATGTCACCAAATCCGGCAACACCTAGAGGCGAGTCAAGACGCTTAAAAAGTCTTGATGACTGAATCACACAGGCTTGCTTTACAGCGGTTGGTACAGACGACCAGCCCCAAGTGCCAGTGATTTTTACAAGTGCCTGGTAGTCAACGACTGGCCAAGCGTAAGTGTTGACAGCTCTGATGCTTGTGTAAGGGGAATACAGTCCATCAGCTCTGCTGTTTACAGGCTCAAGCTGGTAGTCAGTAGCAGCCCACTCTGTGTAGGTGTCACCAATCTCATCGGTGGACTCAACCTTTGTGACTGTGATTGCATCGTCAATAATTAGGTTGATGGCATCGGTGGCAGCAAAGTTCCTTACAGCGGTACCTGCGTTAGAGAAGCTTCGAGCTGTGAAGCCGTCAATAAGTCTTGAGGCAGACTCGATTGCTGTTTCCAGCAAAGAATCATCAACATTGTCTGTGATGCGTAATGAGGCTTTGACCTCTGCGAGAGTCGCATATCCTTGGGTTATT